GATAGTTACGAAAGAATGAGTTACGGTGAAATGACAAATCTAATCAGTGAAGTCATGGAACTACAAATGGTACCAGTAGCCGCAGTACCAGGCTTTAAATTACCAGATACTATTGAGGATTTATTAGTAATAGCAGAAGCAAAATCAATAATGAACGATAAAGCAGAGCGTGAAGGTATTGTAATCCGAAGCGCAGATAACAAAATCTCATTTAAAGCAATTAGTAATAAGTTCCTCCTAAAATCAGAATAAGATGGCAAATAAGAAAAAAGTAACATACAACTATAGACCCTTTAACCCGGTCCCATTTATTACGGGAGTACTTTCGGTAATGGTAAGTTGGTATTTTAACAAGAGTGAAATTATCTCCAAACCATTTATAATAGTGTTGGAAACATTAAGTTGATTAGATAGGAACAATCTAATACAGCTATTATAGATGGTTAAAAATTAAAAGTTAGACGTTCATAGGGAACTTAAAAGGGATTCAAATCACCATTCTAACTTTATCATAAGTACTTACCACGATAAACATAAGAACATCGTACCAGGGTAAGTCTTTTGCGAAGAGGTAGTGAAGCTGTTAGGGTAGGTAACTTAAAAAGGGTTTGTAATATACCTACCAAACCAGAAACCCTGAAAGACCCGAAACCTCTTCATTTGCTCGGATAGTTTAGTTGGTAAAACAATTGACTTGTAATCAATAGTCCTCAGTTCGAACCTGAGTCTGAGCTCAACGAGTAAGAGATACTCACAGACATCTATGGAGTCTATAAATAAAATAGGGGTATTAGACTGGACATCCTTAATGCCGGTCTCTGAGGAATAAAGGCAGGTAGTAGAGCCTCCCAGTAACTTGACTTGTTTTTATGTGGTAAGACACTAATGGTTTAAATGAAAGTATGAGAAAACCGTTAAAATCTAGTTTGGCAAATCTCACTAAACGAAAATGCGGCTATCGTATAATGGTCATTACTTTAGACTTCCAATCTAAAGATGAGAGTTCGATTCTCTCTAGCCGCTCCGGGAAGTTGTTTTTGTACTTCCTTACTATTTATTAGAAAGGAAGTACATTATGGCAAAAAAACAATACGGTACAAGAAAAAAGTACCACTTTATTTATAAGACCACAAATTTATTGAGTGGAAGATATTATATAGGAATGCATTCAACAGATGATTTGAATGATGGATATTTAGGATCTGGAATACTACTAAGGAGATCGATAAATAAATATGGTAAAGAAAATCATTCGATAGAGATCTTGGAATTTTTAAATTCAAGAGAGGAATTAGCAGTAAGAGAAAAAGAGGTAGTATCTCTTCAAGAAATTGCTAAGAAGGAATGTATGAATCTAAAAGTAGGTGGAGATGGAGGCTTTACCAAAGAACAGGCACAAAGAGGTAGGAGAAAAACAAACGAGATCTTAGTTGGAAAATATGGAAAGGAATATGGAAAGTTTATAGCAAAACGATGGAGAGATTCACTAAACGAAGATGACCATGAAAAACTTTCAAATAAAATATCAGAAGGACTAAAAGCAGTTAACTTTAATCATGCAACAATGTTAGGTAGGACACACAGTACCAGCACTATTAAACTGATGAAAGCGACTAAAAAAGGTCATGGCAAAGGTAAGGAAAACTCACAGTACGGAACCTGTTGGATTACAAATGATGTTGAGAGTAAGAAAATTCATAAAGGAGATGCAATACCTGAGGGTTGGAGATTAGGTAGAAAAGTAAAAAAGAAATAAGCCCGAAGTACAAGGGAACGAAGATAGGTACTGCCTCTTAACAATGCACACTGATACCTCCAAATCGTATGTTGGCACAGTTAGTAACTATGGGGATAATTTAAAAGTTACAAATGCTCCGTTCGACAACTGGCTAAGTCACCACCCTTTCACGGTGGAGTAAGGGGATCGATACCCCTACGGAGTACTATTGAATGGCGTTGCACCGGCACCTGGGCTAGTTTGGGTTACAAATAAGAATCGGTCTTTGTATAGTGTGTGGTTTTTGAACCTCGCCCTATAACACATTCAATATTTGGGGATTTGGTGAAATTGGCTATCATCATAGATTTGCATTCTATAGTTCCGGGTTCGAGTCCCGGTTTCTCCACAAAATAATAAGCGAGGTAAGACTGGTAGGCTACTAATCCTAATGCTTGAAAGAGTACTGGAGAGGCTAACGAAAGAACCAAACGAGTAGTTAGTTGAAGGGATTTACTTGAAGGTTAAGTTTGGTGTAGAGTAAATTGTGTAACTTATTATTTTAATTATGAGATATCTACCTTTGGTAGGTATTATGTCAAGGTTTTCTTGGTTGTACCCGAAACAACCAATTGCTGGTCTATTGGTGAAGTGGCTATCATATCTGCCTGTCACGCAGAAGTAGAGGGGTCGGAACCCTCATAGACCGCAAATCTTAGGAGTAATTAACCTGAGACTGAGAGGTTCGAAACTCTCGTTTGGTAGTAGTGTAGTGGGCACACTGTGAAGTTGGAACCGATATGGGGAATGCGGAACGGAGGTATAGAGGTTCGAATCCTTACCATACCAACTAATATCACTGTGAGTGATTACATTCCTATTAATATGAAATATACGGTATACAAAACAACAAACAAAATAAATGGTAAGGTTTATATTGGAAAACACCAAACCAAAAATCCATATGATAACTATATGGGTAGTGGTAGGGCAATCAGGGAAGCATTAAAAAAGTATGGAAAAGGGTCCTTTGAAAAACAAGTTTTGTTTATATTTGATAGTGAGGAAGAAATGAATAATAAAGAAAAAGAACTAGTAAACGAGTCGTTTATCTCAACTAGTGAAACCTATAATATGGGTTTAGGTGGTGAGGGTGGACCAATGTTCTTAGGGTTAAAACACACACTTGAGACCAAGAAAAAGTTGTCTGAAATTAATAAAGGGAAAAAACCAACTAACGAAACGAGAAAAAAAATTTCAGATGCAAATCGTAGAAGGGGGATATCAGAAGAAACCAAAAAGAAAATATCAGAAAAGGCAAAACAAAGGTGGTCAAATAAAACTCATAGAAAAGAACATTCTGAGATCATGAAAAACTATTACAACACTAAGTAAAATAATATATAGTGGGGTGGACTGGAGGTGGTTCCAGCTCGGGCTCATATCCCGAACGACGCAGGTTCGAATCCTGCCCCCGCAACTAAAAACAAAAACATTATGAAAGGAAAAGAAAAAATTAACTCACCATAGTCTTGTTCTATTAGAACAAAGATTATGACTCAGAAATTGAGGATTTGGAGAGTAGTTCCCGTTAGAAACGGTGTTCAGGCTCCCACATTTTTCGTAGAAACTACGGAATCTGTACGTGAGAAGTCGGAGAAATCCGCAATTAAACAAGCCAGAGAGATGTCTGGTTTAGGTAGGTTTGATGAATGGAATTTTAAAATTGAGAGACTCAATGTTAGAGTTGATCGTTTCGGAAGATACATTCGATACCATCAGTAAACAATGACCGCTGTGGGTCTTTAATTACACAGTGAACTTTAGGGGGTTAAAGTCATGTAGGTCTTAACCGACAAAACCCCACACGGTCCTCTAGCACAATTGGTTAGTGCACCTCGCTCATAACGAGAAGGTTTCAGGTTCGAGTCCTGGGGGGACCACAAAATATTCTATCCAATAAAGTCAATGACTCACTTCACTAAAAAAATCACTTTATATTAGGCGGGTTTATTTATTTTTACTAATTTTACAAAAAATTAAGAATAAACAACGTCATGAAAGAACTATACTTATTAAGAGGATTACCAGGTAGTGGTAAATCAACCTTAGCAAAATCATTAGGTGGAGAACATTTTGAAGCTGATCAATTCTTTATTCACCCATTAACAGGTGCATATATTTTTGAAGCTACTAAATTACATTCAGCACATACATGGTGTCAAAACAATACGGATTGGGCGATGCAACAAGAAACTAGTAGAATTGTAGTCTCAAACACATTTACTCAAGAATGGGAAATGAAACCATACTATGAACTTGCAGAAAAACATGACTATAGAGTTTATTCACTAATTGTTGAAAACAGACATGGTGGAGTAAATGAACATGGAGTACCAGAAGAAAGTTTACAGAAGATGGAAGATAGATTTGAAATTAAACTAAGATAATATGAACTTAGAATTATTAAACAAATACTACGAAGATGGTTGGTTGATTAAACAAACTCACCCAACCCTACCTTTGACTATTTGGAACTATTCTCAGGCAACTCAATATGAAGGTAAGTGGGATGAAATTACTCTACAATGTAGAGGACTGGTTACTGATGAAAGTGGTAATGTAGTAGCAAGACCATTTAAAAAGTTCTTTAATATCGAGGAACAAAAACATACAATAACTGATGAGTTTGAGGTATATGAGAAAATGGATGGTTCGTTAGGTATTGCATTTTACTATGATGGTAAATGGATTTTTGCAAGTAGAGGTTCTTTTACTTCCGAACAGGCAATTAAAGGTGGTGAGATGTTTAAGGATAAATTTCAACAATCTCATTTTTCTAAAGATTCAACCTATATGTTTGAAATCATCTATCCAGAAAACAGAATTGTTGTAGATTACGCAGGTTCAGAGAGATTAGTTTTATTGGGGAGAATTGGAACCAATTCAGGTGAAGAATATTCATTAGATCAATTTAAAAATAATGGATATGATGTTGTTAGAAAATACAATAACATTAAGAATTACAAATACCTAAAACAAAATATAGGTGAAAATAGAGAAGGATTTGTGATTAAGTTCTCAAATGGAGATAGGTGTAAAATCAAAGGTGAGGAGTACATTAGACTTCATAAGATTATGACTGAAATCTCTACTAAATCTGTATGGGAATGTTTGAGTAGTGGAAATGATATTTACAAAATATTAGAAGATGTTCCTGATGAATTCTTTAATAAAATAGATGAGTATGTAGAAGAACTGACTTCACAATATATTTTATTAGAATCAAGTTACTTAGCGTTCTATAATGTATTAGAATCTCTAAAAGATAATCGAGCAGAATTTGCAGAAAGAGCAAAAAGATATGAATACCCACAACTCTTATTTAAGATGTTAGATGGATCCGATTACGCAGAAACCCTATGGAGAATATTAAAACCGGATTTTAGAAAATTATAAACCATAAAAATTTGGTTTTTAATAATTTTTTACTTACTTTTGTATCAAATCAAATTAAAATTATGAAACAATTAATCATTATTATTGGTATTTCGTTATCACTCATGTCGTGTACGGAAAACCAAAGAGTTAAATCTTTTGGTGGTACAGGTACTATCGAAATTAAAAAAGGGGATCAATTAGAAATGGTCACTTGGAAAAAAGAACAAATTTGGATATTAACATCCAAAAGACCTGATTCGGTCCAACCTAAATCGTATGAGTTTTACGAGAAATCATCGTTCGGAGTAATGGAAGGTACTTACATAATTAAAGAAAAATAAACAATTAAATTTAAATTAGAAAGTTATGTTAACATTAGTAGGGGTATTGGTCATATTGACCGCAATTACAGGGTTTGTGTGGAATCAAATTAAAAAGGTCCAAGACGCGAATGACATTAAAAATCAAGAGTATAACGAATTACAAAAAGATAAGTATTATCATAAAACGATTCGCAATATGATACCATTCCCAATCGGAATGAAACCAATGTTTGTGTTGTTAATTGGAATAGGTATTTTAGCGTTAAATGGGGTCTTCTTTTGGGCGAATAGTGGTACGGCATATGCGGTACAATATCCATGGGGTGGAGATAAAATGGTAAAGACTCAAGGTTTAAAAACTAAACTATGGGGTAGAACAATTCCATTATCATTTGAAATTTCAATTCAAGATGTAATCACTGAATCTGATGAGGACGGTAGAAAGGCAAAATTACCTGAAAGTGCAGATGGTATTTATAATAGACATGCAAGTTTATGGGAATTCTCAGATGCAATTAAAGCGGAAATTGGGACGGCAGTGGTTGTTGGTGTAAATACTGATGATGAAGAAGTATTCTTAGATATGGCGGATAGAAATCGTTCAGAATCAAAGTTAATCTATGGTAGAGTATTGCCAAATATAGATGCGGCATTAAAGAACACTTGTAAGTTAATGGACGCACAAGAATACATTAGTGGTAAGGCATCTGATTTCGATAGATACTTTAGAGATCAATTAGAAAATGGAATGTACTTAGTTGAGGAATACTATGAAGCCGATAGAAACGCTGAGATCATAGGGGATACAACAACAATACGTAAAATTCAACCTCAACGTTCGTCTAAACAGAAGAGATTTAGAATTAAGAGAGATAGACAAGGAAATATATTAAGAGATAACAAATCAAATACCTTAAAACAATATGGTATCACTATATTCCAAGCTCAAGTTACTTCTATTGATTGGGAACAATCGTTTGATAAGAGATTAGATTTACAAAAGAATGAAGTCGCACAAACTCAATTAGAGAAACAACAAGCTGAAAGACAGTATTATACCGCTAAGAAAGAGATCGCTAAGGGTGAGGCCGAGAAAGCTAAGGAAAGAGCGTCTTTAGAAAAGGAACAAATCAAATTGACCATCGCGGCTGAAACTGAAGCTAAGGTTGCCGAACAGAACGTGATTGCGGAGAAAAAGAAATTAGAGGTTGCAAAGTTAAAGGCACAATCTAAGAAAGTTGCGGCCGATGCACAATACTATGAGAACGCAAAGTTAGTGTCGGCGGGTTTAACACCACAAGAAAAGGCCGAACTTGAATTGGCAAAGGCGACTGCCGTAGCTAAAGAGTTCGCTAAGATGTCAGCACCTGGTGTTGTAATAATGGGAGGTAATAGTAAAGGTGGTAACAACTTAACTAACTCATTAATTCAAGCTGAAATGGCTAAGCAATTATTAAATAAGAAGAACTAATAATACTTTATTAGGTTTTTTTTAAAAGGTGGGTTTAAAATCTCACCTTTTATTTTTATTATTAGGTTATGAATTTAGGTAAGTACATATACAAGGACGACAATCTTTATGATGAGAATGGGAATGCGGTCATGATGATGTGGGAAAAAGAATGGATGGAAGAGTCGGCTGATATTGTCTGTAAGAATGGTGGTGACATACTAAATGTGGGTCACGGATTAGGTTTGGTAGACACATTCATCAATCAACATAATATAAAGAGTCACACGATCGTCGAATCACATGAGGATGTGTTAAAATACATGAGAGACAATGGTTGGTACGAGAAATCGATCGTTGTTGAAGGTAGGTGGCAACACGTAATAAATGATTTACCAACATTCGATGGGATATACTTTGATACGTTTGCGGAGTACGGTAAGGATTTCGTTAACGGGTTTATTAGAAAACTCCCATCACTATTAAATAAGGGAGGTATTTTTACTCAGTGGGTTAATACAAATGACAAAAACCCCTACTTAGAGGAATTTTGTGTTAACAATAATTTAGAATTGACCTATAAAGAATATGTGGTTGATGTGCCTAAGGAACAACATGTGAGTGGTGGAGAATACATTAGTCATAAATTGTCCCAAGTGTTATTACCGATTATTAAGAACCTTAACGACCCAATAAAAATAAAAAAATCAATAATATAAGAGTTGACTTTTTAAAAAAATAAATATATATTATAGTAAATTTAAAACATTATGACAACAAAATTGACAATAGACCAAATATTACAATTGGATGCAGAAATTAACGGATTCACAAACCAACAAACAGGTGAGGTGGTATATGAAGGGTTTTCAAAACAACCCTTATCAATCTTATTAAAATATGAGTTGGTTGAGTTAACCAATAAACTTAGAGAAGAGAGAGAAAAAGTTGATAACCTAAGGAACAGTTTAATTGAAGAGTACGGTGAGAAAACCGAAGAAGGTGGAGTACAAATAACTCCTACACTTGAAGAAAAGAACGGTAAAAAGGTAACAACCGTAAAGAACCCTAAATACGTTGAGTTTATTGAGGAATATCAAAAGTTACTTAATAAGGAAATCGAATTAGATCACCCTGAAATTACTAAAGAGGATCTAAAAGATGCTGGTAAGAGTAAAGATCAGTACGTTGTACTTTTTAAATTGGTTAAAAAAGACTAAACCTTATTTTTAATATCGATAAGTAAATTTCCGATTTGATATTCCCCAACTTCATAGTGAGGAATTGATAATCGGATTTTATTTATAACATATATGTCTTCTTCAGTCATTGGAGAAGTTTCGTATATCATTACATCTACAACATCGGTAAGTAAGAATTTAGACCTAATATCGTAATTTGTGTTTGGTTGTTCATTATTAATATATTCTGAGGGTATCCTACCTAAATTAATCTTATCAAAAAAAGGTTCAACATTAAACAAACGACTTTCATTTTTAGTGGTTAGACCCATTGTAAAGGTCTTAAATTCGAATACATCGTCCTCCCAATAATAAAGTTCATTAAATACGGGTATTGTTATTCCCCACTTACGTACAAAGTTTCTAATGTTCTTATGTTCACTTAATATTGCCTCATCAGATCTAAGTACTCTACTTGTTTTTGAAACAAAGTGGTAGGTTATTGCACATGATGTTGTTTTTAACTTATAACCTTTTAGTTTTGCCCTTATAAGGAAATCATCGTCTTCACAAAAGAAAGGGTTAAATGAAAATCCGTCGAATAATCCAATATCCATAAATGATTCTTTATAACCCGACATAAAAAACGTCGCACCATTTATTATGGTTTCATTATTTTTATTTCGTTCCACATATTGGTTAAAGAGATCATAGTTAAAATCACTAAATCCTCTACCCATTTCCATGATTACTTTACCTGGTTTACTGTGGTCCTTAAATATTGGTGGTTCCACTACTGTGTAGGTCAGTATTGTGTCCTTATCCGAAAGTCTAGATAGGTTTTCCAAAAAATGTTCACCTATAATCATATCATTATGAATCAATACTAATTTATCGGTGTCAACCAATTTAATTGCAGAGTTATAATTGTCTGAGAAAGACAACTTATCGTCGTCATGTATGTATGATAGGTAATCATCATTTAAAGATTGTAACCATTCTAAAGTACCGTCTGTAGAACCACCACTACTAATTACTAGTGGGGCTTCAGGGTATATATATCTAATACGATTATAACAATCTTTAGTGTAATCTAAATTATTAAAAACTGCGAGAACTAAGGATATGTCCATTATCTTATTAAATTACTATAAAAATTATTTTGTTTTTCCTGTCTTTCAATATCTTTAGGGTGATATAGAGAATACTCTTCTACATCTGGTAGTGCAGAATAATTGTTATAACCCCTTAAACGTTCGTGAACTTGGCCAACCCAACCAATTGAATCAATCTTTTTCCATATTCGTGTTTGGTAATCGGGGTAATTAACCCATCCTAACGAATTAACCGACCAATTCCATCTACTTACATGTTCTTTAGTTAAACCTTCAACTGTGTTGATCCTAGGTACCAAAAATAGGTCATTATTAGGGTTACTTTCAATAATTAAAGGGAGATTCAATATAAGATATTTGTGGGGAACCTCATCGGCATCTATTTGAAATATATAATCACCATTACAAAAATCACTTAATATGTTTTTCCAATTTGAAAAGTCATTATCAAATTCTTCTGAATGTACAGAACAATCCTTCCCACTAATAAGTTTTAGATAAGACCACACTTCATTGGTTCCGTTCTTTTTATCAAATAATATTACAATTTCATCTTCCTTTCTCTTATTCTCTAAAAGAAAGTTAAATAGAATTTGTATTTCTTTAAGTTCATTACAAACTGTAATTCCGTAACTAATTTTCATTTATTTTTTTACTTTCGTTAATTCAGGTAAAACTAATTTTGTTTTGGTTGGTGTATTTTGAACCACAACCTTACTTAATAATAATTTTAAGTCTTCGGTAATTTTCTCTATTGAGAAATTTTTCATATTATCTAACCTTAAACTCTCTGACCTATCTAAAAATGTATCATATTGTTCATTAACTATTTTAAGTACGTGTATGAACTCGTTATAGTTAGCGGTAAACCACTTTGAGTCTTTTAGAATAAACTCATTCACCGCCGTTTCATCCACTGTAGTAAGTTTACCACCAATCATTATTGCTTTATCGGCAGGTAAAAAGTCTTTTTGTCCAGACCAATTAGATGATATGATTGGTTTACCTGTCATAGAAAACTCTAATAATGGTCTACCGAAACCTTCACCCTTAGTTAAAGTCACCATCGATTTAATCTTTGGGTGGTTATAAAGGTTGTTCATCTCCATATCGGTTAATTGTCCGAACAGTAGGTAAATTGGTGGAGGGTTGTCGTAGTCACTCGTAATGGTTTGTATTTTCTTTCTTATGTGTTCCCTCTGTTTTATTGAGAAGGTGGTACTAGACGTCTTTAATACTAAACCCGGTTTATTTTCTGAATCCTTAAAAGACTCACAAAAACATTTGATTAACATTCCAACATCCTTACGATCTTGACCTAACTTACCTGACAACCAATGACCAACAAAAAGAAAATTAAAATCCTCTTTTAAGTCTAAAGACATATCCGACTCCTCATTATTGTAGATCGATAAATCCACCCCTTCATGAAGGACTTCTATAGGTGTTGTAACCTTATGTTGATTTACTAACTTACCTGTTACCTTATCATTTTCATTATAAACAGTTTGAAGTAAAACATCTCTAGAAAAGGTCGATGATACAATAACCTTATCCATTCTATTAATCCCGTCAATCCAATTTTTAGGTGCGACAGTTGTTTCTATCCCCGCAGTTACCCCAATATTATACTTTCCTCTTTTTTGGAATTCATTAGGTACGGTAACCTGAACATATATGTCAGGTACACCATCGAATGATGTGACCACGCAGGACTCAATCCATTGGTGGAATAGGTTAGATGGTTCTAATGCTGTCATTGGTGTGTTACCCCAACCACAACTATCTATTTTTACGTCATAAATATCTAAATCAAATAATGATTTTAAGATGTCTCTTGAGTGTGCACCGTAACCACTTAAGGTTTTTACCGGTCCTCTAAATAATAGTACTTGTTTACTCATGATATTTTATATAATTCAAATGGTTTCTTTTGTTTATAAGACTTAAATGCCTTATTTATTCCCTTCACTAAAGAATCACACATTACTTTTTGTGAGAAATTCTTAACTACATATTCTCGACCTAATAGACCGACTCTTTTACGTCCGTCTTTACCCAATTTATACATCTTTTCTATGGAATTGACAACGTCATTGTGGTTAACTCGATCATCAAAGATGTACGGAGTACTCGGGGACCCATTTAAAGTCAATGATGTGGACCACACAGGTTCAACCCATTCACCCCACTTAAGTTCTTTAGGTTTCTTAGTTGTGTCGTGTAAAGATCCTATCTTAATATAATCTTTTTCAGTTAAAGGTTTGTTCTTTATCTTAAAACCACATTGATCTTGTAAACCTCCCGTTACATTAACTATGATCGGTGTACCCGACATTAATGACTCGGCTGTTGTCAAACCAAACCCTTCGTTATTTGCGATGTTGATGGTACAATCCACTACGTTATAAATTCTATTTAATTTATCTTGTGAAAATTTGTCCTTAGTAAATTTAACATCATAATCCGGACATAGTTCATTAACAACGGATACTAAATCCGTCCCATTCTTATCTACCGAAGATGTGTGCATTAACAATAAACATTTGTCTGATTTCTCTTTTGGTAATGTGTCACAAAATAATTTATAACTATAAATCACATCTGAAGGTTGTTTCCTTCTAATGTTTCTATTGTTATAGAAAAGAATAAAATCGTAATTCTTATCACCATGTACAAACTTAGTCATCTCATCATCCACATTCTCTATAGGGTGATATACTTCAGTATTTATACCGTGAGGGACGTAAGAAATCTGCCAATCCTCTAATGGTTTATGTGTGGACTCTCTTTTTGTTTTCCCGACTCTATGAACTATACCGTAAGTTTGTTTTGAAATACAACCCAACCAATCACAACTTTCATAGTAATCCCTATTATAATGTGGGTCAGGTAAGTTATCCCATATGTGATAATAAAATATTGGTATTTGTTTTCTTATTTCATGTTCGTTATCGTACAACCACTGCCAATAATGTGGGTCAGTGAAATGTAGGATTGCATCGGGTTTTTCATCCCTAATTATTTCTCGGAGTTTATGTATATCTCCATACCCATTAGTTGGGTATAGTAAAACACTTGCATCTTCTACTCCTGTCCTTTTCCTAACGTCATCATTTAAATCGATTATTTTACCTTGTTCGGGGTGTTTAACCGATGCCGATAATTGAACCCAATCGAACTTATCTACAGTCCCTAAAACAATTTCTTTAGACATTGTGGCGACACCAGATGTCATTCTCATATCATCAGAAAGTAATAATATCTTCTTTTTCATAGATTAAAATCTTGACCCACTTACTGCGAGTACATCGTGGTTATCAATCAAAGTTTTGAAATCTGTATTGGTAGTATAAAGATCTAATGTCCTATTAACCAATTTTTGAAAATTAACTCCGTCATCTTCGATTGAATTAATTCTAAATTTTTTGTACGTATCCTCAATAACGTTTACTGTTGTGAGTTTTGTTTTTGCCTTTGCCATATTAGTATATATTTTTATATATATAGTTTAAATATAAAAAAGGTCATTAAAAATTTTTAATGACCCTAATTACTTTTTGGTCCCTTTTAGGGGTTTACTTATCAGATTTCATTTCGGACACCTTAACTACCAACTCAGTAGATTCGTTCTTCACTGTTGAAATTTGTTGGTTAGTATTGGTTTCTGTTTTTACTGTCTGACTTTTCTTTTTACATCCACATCCCATAATATTGTTGTTTTATTATAATTATTTGATATTCTGAAAATATCTGATTGGTAACTTAATAATATGTAAATAAATTTGAAATATCAAGACTTAAACCAAAAAAAAACTTTATTTAGTCGGGGGTTGTTTATGTAAAATAATTTTTGTATATTCTAACATAAGAGATAAAAACAATATAATGGAAAGTAAAACAAACACGGAAGAAAAAGAGTTTAAAATGGTGAAAAGTGTTTATGGTTCAAACTATGAAACCATAACAAATATAATGTCACTATATGGTATAGAAAGGTTCGATTTAGATTGCACCTATTCCAAGGGTAGTTTTTGGAAGGACTTACCTCAACCAACACATAAGACAGATTTATTACCACACTTTGATTATGTGATCGAAGCCAACTCTGAAGACCTACCATTTGAGGACAACTCTATGAGAAATATAATGTACGACCCACCATTCGTTATTGTTGGTCCGGGTAACAAATATAAAACTAATAAGTCTGGTAGTTCTATTATCGCTAAGAGGTTTGAAGGTTATAGTAATTATGGTGATTTAACTACCAATTATTATAACACATTAAAGGAATTATATAGACTTTGTGTTGAAGGGGGTTTTGTTGTAATGAAATGTCAGGATACGGTTTCAGGTGGTAAAAACCATTTCACTCACGTTATGGTAATGAATATGGCACAGTCATTAGGTTTCTACCCAAGAGACATGTTTGTATTAACCTCTAATGTTAGGGTAAATGCGTTTAATGGGACTAAGTGGAAGAAACAACACCATGCAAGAAAATACCATTCTTATTTTTGGGTATTTGAGAAAAGAAAACCGAGAGTACCTTATAGTTTTAATGAGTAGGATTTTCCGGAGAACCCAAGTATAGATTAACCTTATCACCAATACGAAATCCATCACACGTACCCGCAGGGAATTCCACAACGTGGTCCCCTATCCCTGTAAATCTTTCGGTACAGTCATCTTTACACGGTTGACAATTGTGGTGGATTCTACTAATACGGTTTTTATTGATAAAAACAATATCTAATGGTATAAGACATCCCTCCATCCAAAAACGGTGGTGACCTTTACCCATTTTAAAGACCATACAACCATTGAGTTCGGTTCTCCCCATCATGCCTTTTTGTAGATCCTCAGGAGTACTCAAATATTCGGCATTAAATGTTTGATCATTTATTTTTACGTTCATATTAATAATTATTTGGTTAATTAAAATAAACGTTATATCTTTACACAAAATTTAAAAAAACAATTATGAAGATAAACCAACTTCTTGTCGGGATAGGGTTATTTTTTGTGGCACACCTACTTACATTCTACCAACTAAACGGTCAGTTTATAAACAAATGGTTTCAAAAGAACGAATATTTCGTCATGGCGTTTGGTGCGGTACTATCGTTTTTTTATGTGTGGGGGACAAAATATACTGTATTAGGTTTTAATGGGTTACTGTGGCCGGCACGATTCGTCGGTTTCGGTATCGGTATGGTGATCTATGCAATTATGGTTAGTTATCATTTCAATGAGGGGATCAACACTAAGACGGTTGTTAGTTTAATATTGTGTCTTATATTAATATCAATTCAAATACTTTGGAAATAAAAAAATAAGAAAACACAAACATGAAAAAAGTAGAAATTAAAAAGACGGTTGCTGAAATATTAGATAAATTATGTAACCGTTCAGGATTCGATGATTGGTACTTTAATTTAGATGATGTAACCGAAGAAGAAATAGAAAAGGAATTATTTGAAGTAATCGATAGAAGATTAAATAAAGATGAATAAACTAGATAAAGACTACCAAGCACTTCTACAAGATATTTTAGAGAATGGAGTAGAAAAACAAGACAGAACAGGAACAGGTACTTTATCTGTATTCAGTAGACAAATTAGACATAATATGTCAGATGGATTTCCTGCTCTAACCACTAAAAAGTTAGCATTCAAAACTATGGTAACTGAGTTACTGTGGTTCTTAAAAGGTGATACCAACATCAAGTATTTGGTTGACAACGGATGTAACATTTGGAATGGTGATGCTTATAAAAAATACATATCTGATATAGAAGTTCATTATTTAGAGGCAAAAGATTTACCTACCGAAGCTCAGTTCATAGATAGAATAAAAACAGATGATAAGTTTGCAGAAGAGTGGGGTGAGTTAGGTCCTATCTATGGGAAGCAATGGAGAAGTTGGAAATCAATCGATACGAATTGGGAGTATCAAGAAGATTGGTTAAGTACAAATGTAGACCAAATTGCAAACCTTATAAGAAACCTTAAAACAAATCCAGATAGTAGAAGATTGATGGTTAATGCTTGGAATGTGGGTGAGTTACATGAAATGACTTTACCACCATGTCATTACGGATTTCAGATATATACGAGAGAGTTAAGTTTAGATGAAAGATTTGAGTACTTTAATAAAAACAATAAAGTAACGATGAATCATCATAAATTATCTGAGCATGTTTTAAATAATACACCAACCAGAGCAATCTCACTAATGTGGAATCAGAGAAGTGTCGATACCTTTCTCGGTCTACCATTCAACATAGCATCTTATGGTTTACTATTAGAAATTATAGCAAAGGAAGTAAATATGGTACCTGATGAATTGATTGGTAATTTAGGAGATGTTCATTTATATTCAAACCATATCGAACAAGCAAAAGAACAAATAGGTAGAGATTCTTTTGAATTGTCTTTATTAAAATTAGAAGATGAAGTACCATGGGTAGAAGGTGATTGTTTACCTTATTATTCAGTTGGAGATATATCATTAGTGGATTACAAATCACACCCAGCAATTAAAGCACCACTATCAAATTAATAAGTTATGGAATATCATATAGAAAAAAGACAATATCACAATCATTTAGGTAAACCATCTGACCCATATTACTTTATATTTAGTTACCGTAAATTTATAGGACTATTCAAATATAAAAAATACATAACAGAGACTAAATGTGGGATGGGTGATTGTTATGATAGTATTATTGAATTTAAAACTATCGAGAAAGCAGAAGAGTTTATCCAAAATACTTTATGTCCAAAAGTTCCAAGAGAAAAGACTAAAAAAGAAATCATTAAAAGTATAAATTGCAATGAGCATCAAAAAATTAAAAAAAGAATACAGAGAAACTAATAGTAAGGAGATACAAAGTGCCGTTATCGAAAACTTCGTTTATGGTTTCTTAGGGTCGGTATTGGTTGTCTTTATCGCCGAAAGAGTAGATATAATGGTATTAATTGGTTACTTAACGTATTATTTCTTTGTTGGTAAGGTAATTAATAGACCTAAATACGTGACCTCATTGGGTAAATTCATTATTTTTCCAGTACCAACAGCGTTAGGTGCCTTTACCGGTTATAAGTTGGCTTATATCTTAACTCAATTCATATAATCACCTAAAAAAACTCCGTAGAATTATATATTTATAAATTAAAATAATGATTCGAGAAATAGATGATAATTTACTAACGAAATTAGAGAACCTACTAATTAATACTCCGACAGTTGAGAGGGATAAAATGACAAAAACCTCAAAAATTGTCAACGACTATGCGGTCAACGATGCAACTATTCAAATTGTTAAGTTTTATCCGGTCGATAATAACGAATTAAATAAATTACTATCCCATATAATAAATATTGACTCAAACACACCATTAACTATACACGATGTTACATATACTGTAGGTGGTATGGCTCCGTACCATAAAGATAAGGATTCACATGAAACCTATGTTATTATGTTAGAAGATAACTTTGAAGGTGGTGACTTTTATTTGAATGGGGAATTAACAAATTTTAAAAAAAGGGGTCAGATCATTAAATATGTTGGATGTCATGAGCCACACTCAGTATCAACTATAACGAGGGGTCGTCGTAGGGTATTGGTAATGTGGTATACAAAACCCCCTAGTTCACTCATTTAATATGGTACAAATTAAATTAATTAGTTGTGTCGGGTTGGATTATGATTCCACATTATTACCACATTTTATTCAATATTATAGTAAAATGGATATTGATATAATCCATTTAATTTTACATAGTAAAATTGACTTTAATATTGAACAATACAATCTCAAATATAAGAATGTGGTTTTTGAAAAATGGGTGGGTCCTTTTGACGGGGTTACTAAAACCGATAAATTAAATAAAATAATTGAAGAATCTACTGAAAATTATATTATGACGGCAGATGTGGACGAGTTTCAAATATGGGACTCCCCTGTGAAAGATTTTTTAAAAACTTCCGATTTTAGGTGGGGGTTACTACAGGATAGGGAATCTAAAAATAAGAAATTAACGGACGTCACTTCGGAACCACTAGAAATTCAATTCCCATTAATTACAAAAAGGACTATATGGGATGATTTACACAAACCCTGCATATTTCCATCGAAGGATAGATTACTTACTCCTCATCATTTGAGAGATAATACCAATAACATGAAGAATATTATTCTTATAAATCATTATAGATGGATAAGTGGTAGGTTAGAGAAGACTAAAGAAAGAAAAGAACGGTATATTTATCTTAACGAGATAGGTCATAATTTTAGAAACTCCCCATGGAAGAGAATTCCTAATTGGGAGGGTGATTACATAGTAAATTCATATAAACCAAAAACACTTTTATAATGCCATATTTACAAGAACATAATTTAATTTTCATCCATATACCAAAAACGGGTGGATCATCCATTGAAAAAAATTTAGGAATACATCGACAGTGGAATCATAGTAAGTTAATACATAAAGAAGAATCCATCATAAATGGTATAAAAACATCACCACAACATTATACCCCAAATATTATAAAAGAGAGATTGGGGGACGATGTTTATAATGAATGTGTAAAATTCACCATGGTACGAAATCCATATACTCGAGTATTGTCTGAATACTTTTATATAAATAAACGGAATAGAAATTTAATTGCATTTGAAGATTGGTTTAATTTTTATTATTCCACAATAAATCATGACCATAAACTCGCACAACATTTATTTGTGGATGAAACAGTTGATTTTATTGGAAGGTTCGAAACATTACAGAAAGACTATTCGGATTTAATTTCCACGTTTAATATAAATGTCAACCCAACATTAGAGATTGTAAATAAAACAACACATCATTCAAAAGACCATATTAATGAGATCCCAACGTCTATAATAGATAAAATAAATTTATTATATGAGAACGATTTTATTAAATTTAATTATAATTTCCTATAAACTATGATACACACTTACATACCATATGCACCTAAAGAACATGAAGGTAATTTAGGTTGGGCGTATAATAACTTTATGGAAATGGTTGGAGAGGATGATTGGGTATGTTTTTTAGACCACGATGCCACATTTACTACTACATATTGGTACCACCAACTCGAGAGTATTATTAAAGAACACCCAACGATTGGTGCCTTCACCGCAATGACTAATCGAATAGGTCAGAAAGAACAAGTAATTGAATATGTAGATAAAAATAATCACGACATCGATTATCATAGAAAAATTGGTAAGTCCATTCAAAATAAATTTCGTTCTGAGGTTAAAATTTTAGATGATTATAATACTTTACTAAGTGGTGTTATAATATTAATAAACAAACAAACTTGGAGGAAATCCGGAGGGTTTAAACACGGTTTTTTGTCTGTGGATAACGATTTTCATATGAGGTGTTTAGATAACGGTATTAAGGTTGGACTTATGTTGGGGGTGTACGTATATCATTGGTACCGAGGTGATGGGGATTTATCACATTTGGATAGAATTAGAGAATCTTACCCATTCCCCACTTTTAATAAACGAACTTTAATTTAATATTTAATGAGAGTGGGGATATTTTTAATGCAAAGAGATGAGTTTGATCTTTTTCCCGTCTTTATAAGATATTATGGAGAAATTTTCGGATACGAAAATATTCATGTCTTTGATAATGGGTCATCTGAAACTATGAAACCTTTATTGGATACCGCATCTGATTTGGGGGTTCATATTGATTATACATATAATAAATCAGAACATTTTTCAGATAAAGGTAATATTATGTCACGTATAATAAACAATACACAAGATAAATATGATATATTTTTACCGTTGGATTGTGATGAATTTATTACATTAGATAGTGGTAATCTTACTTCTAACCGAGTAGACTTTATGGATTACTTCAAATCACTTAAAATTGGTACATATGAATCCAAACATAGGTTTAAGAATCATTTAACGGATTATACTCAATTTTACATTGCCAATAATAATCGTAAATTATTTTTTAAAAATACAACGGTTTCTAATTTAGATATTGGATTTCATAACTGTTCTAACTTAGAACCCATTAACGAATCTTCTTTGTGTTATTTAGAGTTACATAATAAACCTTATAATTTATTCAAAGAACACGCATTAAATAAACTTGAGCACCGTGTATCCGAAAATGGTTATGGTACATATGTGGGACCGGGTCACCATCTAATAAAGTATCTATTGGAGGGAGGTAAGGAACTTTATTACCAAGACATTCTTTCACAAAGATACATTAAAATTAGAACCCTTATCGATAAATTTACCGAACTTGGAATTAATAAAGATATTTTTAATCTTGAGGATACATTATGTTATATCAATAATTTTAAACCTAAAATTATATAAAAACACTACAGAATTTATTTTTTTTCTCCTACATTTTGTCAATGGAGAATGTGTTTAATTATATACAGAAAAAACAAACTGAAAAGGGTAGATGTGACGAGAAATGTTCTATAGATGTTTTTCACCAACACGATCAATTAATTATTGATTTAAGTTACCATTTCACGTACCTTAAATCCCCTGTCGAACCCACACCAGACAATATTAAAAGAGAGTCATTAAGGGAGGTGAAGTCCCAATATAGAATTACTATAGACCTACTTAAACCCAATTTTTTTGTGTTTAGCTCTACAATTAATAGTGGGTTCCTTTCTGAAGAAAAAAAATCTAAAAACAGGGAATTAAAAAATAATTTTAGACAGTTGGCAGAGATAATTGATTTAGGTTTTTATGGTGGTGGTAAAAAGGGAACATCATGGGGTGTTAGGTATGAGAAAAAAACTAAGTCTGCATGGGAGGTTATAAAGAATATTATGCAACCATTAATCAAAGACCCATACCTAAAGACAAAAAATTATAACTCACCAACGATAAGTCCACTCTATGATTTAATATCTGACTTTTACATTGACAGTAAAAAAGTTAAAGGACATGACCTGATTTATTTGGATATACAGGAGGACTTCCCAAAAGAAAAATTCCTAAAGGTTAACGATAGAAAATTCGTACCCTCATTATTAGATCAGTACGGAATTAAAACTAAACAATTTATTGGTGCACTTAACAACAGTGTAGATGATATGCCTATAATAATAAAATCATTAAATTATTTATGTAAATTATTCGGTGAGAACTATATAGATTACATGAATAAAATTGATTGGCATTTACACTGTTATAAATCACCACCAACCAAAAAGACCCACACACTTAAAAATGAAAGGGAAAAAAAGAATATGGTAAAACTTATTCAGAATTGGGAAGAAGAGGGGTTAAGAACAAATACTGAAATTAGTATGGATGGGTCGGTAATTACATCCATATATAACCTATTAGAGTTAAGAAATAAGGTCGAAGATAAAGGAATAGAACTTAAATTCACAGCCACATGTGATTCAGAATTAGACATCATATATGAGGAATGGATTTCATTAAAGAAGTATTTAATAAAAGGATATAGAGTTCGTTATAATTTCCCAACCGATTTTGTAGATTATATTGAAAAACCAATTGTAATCGGAAATGTTGTTTATACTCCTCTAATTTTAAAAACAGAAGAGTCTTTTAAAATTGAGGGTCACATAATGAAGAATTGTATGGGTGGTCAGTTTGATCATGGGTCTATTTCAATATATGTCTCACTTAGAAAAGGTAAAAAGTGGGTCGATGTACAATTTAGAAGTGGGGATAAAACAATGTGTTATGGTAAAGCCAATTCAAACACTCCACCGGATTTTAAAATTGCTATAGATTCGTTAACTAAAAGAATGAAAAAATTTAAAGATATAAAGTGGTCTAAAGAAAAATATGATATTATATGATTAAAATAACAGAAAGTGCCATCGAAAAGTTAAAGACATTAATTAGTGAGGAAAATATGGATGTTAATACTCACTACCTGAGAGTTGGAGTAAAGGGTGGTGGATGTAGTGGTCTATCATATATAATGGACTTTGATACCCACACTGATGAGGACGATACAGTAATTAAAATCGACCCCATAAACGTGGTAATCAATAAAAAATCATTACTCTATATTAGTGGGACTACATTAGACCACCAAGGGGGTTTAAATGGTAAGGGTTTTGATTGGATAAACCCAAATGCGAGTAGGACATGTGGATGTGGTGAAAGTTTTAGTTTATAACGAATTAATTCATTTTAACTAATATTTATTTATATGTTAATATCTGAAGACATAAGGAGAATTAGTGAAATGATGGGTGTTAATCCCATCAATAGACCTGACTTAAAGAGTGAAATGGATGAGATCCAAAGAGTAACTCAGTATCTTAATAGAGATGAGGGGTTACATGTAACTGTTAATGAGTTGGTTGACGTCTTTGATAAGTCTAAAGAAGTTACATTAAATAAAGATATTTGGGACGAGTTAGAGAATACAGAGTCCAATGATGTGGAGAAGGGTGATATGGATAAGGTTAATAAAATTGCCGACACATATGATAAAAGTAACCCATCTAAATTGAAAAACTCATTTGAGGATGGTTCCTACAAAAGACCATTAATATTAAAATTTAATAATAGGTATCACTTAGTTGCGGGTAACACGAGACTTTGTACTGCAGCCGCGATGGGTATACAACCTAAGGTGTTCATTGGTGAGTTAACGGACTCAGATCAAACGGATACTAATAATAAAACAAATAATTAAAGTATTTATATATAAATTATCTCATGGAAGAATTAAATAAAAAAGATATCCTTACATTGATTGGGGAGAATCTAACCACAATAAGACATGCAGGATACGCCGGACCTAACGAATCTGAGGATTTGGATGAGATGCCAAGAGATGTCACAAAGATAAAGAGAGATTCGGACCCGAGAAGACTTAATAGAAGGGCTAAGGATCCAGAAGATAAGAAATTCCCACCGGATTGGACACCACTATATGCAACAGATGAATCGGGAAAACCTATAGAACATGTTGGTTTTTTCAAATATAATAGAGAAACAGACGAAGTCTTACCAATTATATTTTCATGTGAATGGGACGAATTAAAGGAGAGACATCCGGATTTAACAACTAAAATACGAAATAAATATGGTGATGTTAAACTAACTGAAGCGGCTTGTGGATATGACCCACCTAGAACCCAAGAGGGTAAAAGTCTATCGGTTAAGGCAATACCTGGTGAGGGGGGAGAAGAAGTCTTCACCTTAGATGTTGACCCATTTCAAATAGGGTTCGATGACGAGGGTAACTTCAAAACAACAAAAACAACTGAGAAGATTAATAGAACATTTAATAGTATTCTTAAAAAAGAAATTCAAGAGGATGAAGAACTTAATAATGGATTAAAAAAACTTAGTTTACCTAAAATAATTATAGACGACCCTAAACATAGAAATAGATATAGTACAACTAGTGATAGTGAAATATCTTTTCAGTCACACAACATTAATCTTTACGAAACACAGAAAAACTTCATAAAGGACGTTGCAATGTCAGCTAGATTAAGGGATCTTAGTAAGGTACCTGAAAAAGAAAGTAAACCACTTAGAAGGTTATATAACACAAAATACACTAATTGGTCTAAGACAAGGTTTACGAGTAACTCAAGTTATGGGAAAACACCCGTATTCGAATTAGATCAAGGTGACTTCCCGAACGATAGGAAGTTTGAGGTTATGGTTGCGTCCGACGTTAAAATAACAGGTAAGTCAACTGAAAAGAATGAAGAAGGTGAAACAACTAAGTGGTCTTGGAATATTACATATTTAGTTGAATACGCTAAGAAAGCACCAACCGACAACATTGCAAGAAAAATGATAAGGGACGGTGAGATCGATAAAACCGTTGAGGTTGAATTAAGTGAACCTAAAAAATTTGATGGTGGGTCTGAAACAGATACGGGAACTAATCACCCACTTACAGATATTAATATTTCTGCGGGTCTTGAACAAGTAATTAAGGATTTTAAAGATGAATTATTATCTACTAATCCTGCCGATTCTATAAGAAGAGCGGTTACTAAGATAGAGGATTTAGGTGGTGAGAGAAATTTGAGAAACGCTCAAATGAATGAAAGTGAAATAAAGAAATTAGTGGTTAAAACGATTAAAGAAAACAAATAAATTGTTCGATTTAAAGAGAATGGAGAACCCAACGAAAGTTGGGTTTTTTTATTTACTAAAGTTTGATTTATTCAAATAAAAATAGTATATTAACCTAATAAGCCAACAATTTATGACAACACACCACAGAGACATTTGGATAAACGACCCACACTTAAAAGAATTAGGTAGGTTAAATATAAGTAGTAATCAGAAGTGTGGTTGTAACACTAAAGATAACCATGTAGAGTTAGTCGACCATGATTCTTGTGTTAGGGGTAGGATAGACACCATCGTCTGTACTGAGTGTCATAAAGTGAGTTCATTTAAAATAATAAGATAAAATATGATTACGTTATTTGAAGATTATAATCAAATGTCTGAGTATGTGACTGCGGTCATTGGAGACATGATAGTCGAAAACCCTAAACTTAATATAGGTTTACCAACCGGAGAGACACCCATCGGTTTTTATAAGAACATTATACAGACAGAATTAGATTGGGGGTCGGTTAAGACCTTTAATACTGATGAGTACGTTGGTTTAAGTGAGAACCATCCCGAATCATCATATATGTATATGAAACGTAAATTGTTTTTACACACAAATATTAATGAGAAGAACATACATTTTCCCGACGGTAACATGGATAACATAATACAAAAATTTAATGGTTTGGATGTTACATTATTGGGTATTGGTACTAACGGACATGTTGGATATAATGAACCTGGATCTTCTCACACATCACCAACCAGAAGAGTAAAGTTAAGTCCATCAACCATAGAGAAAAAAAGTAAGTTATTTAATGAAGGTGACCTACCTAAATGGGTTTTTACTATGGGGATGAAAACAATAAGACAATCTAAAAAAATTATAGTAATTGCAAACGGTTCGGAGAAATGGGACATTATAGATAAATGTTTTAACGGACCAATAAGTAAAGATCTACCTGCAAGTATACTACAACTTCACCCGAATGTGGAGGTTTTATATTGTCAATAAAAAACATAAATAGATATAACCTAATATTTATATAAAAGATATTATAAAATTATGAAAGGAATATTAATTTCAAATGACTTTGTTAAGGATAGGGACGGTAATCTCAGATTCTTAGAAATGAACACAGATACCGTACTATATGGTAATTTCTTAAAAAATGATGCAGATTGGACGGGACTGACGGATTTTTTGTCTGACCCTAACAATGGTTTCGATACGTTACATTTAATGTATAAAGCGGAACTACATAAAGACGCGGTAGATGATTTAAAGTTAAAGGTTACTGAAAATGCAACGAATATAACAACTATTACCACACAATCCGAACCACTACATAGTTCTTTCCCGACACCGGTGGGAGATGCAGATAATAAATTTATACTTAGAATGTGTTATGATGAAAACGCAATATTAGATTCACAATACACTTCTAAGGGTGACACAGTATTAAAGTTATTTAACGAAGTGGGTTCGGGTTCCGCCGCGATACCATTCTATACTGTGGATGATGATGGTACGGTGATTAACACACTTATTTCTTCATCTAATCCGGATAATATACCCGATGTGGTATACAAACCTAAATCTAACGTTCACGGAAATGTGGTTTTTTCTAAAATAAGTGATTGGGAAACAGCTAAGAATGATCTTAATGAAACCCATTATATGCAGAACTATGAAATTAACCAAAGTGCTATAGATTCTAATTATGTTGAATCATATAGAAACTATGGAATTGTTTATGGTAGTGGATTAGATTACATTGATTTGGGTACTATGAAAAGGGTTGCAGAATTTAGTATACCATCATCATCAAATTTAAATTGGGATGGATTGACAAATTGGGAGTTACCTATCAAACACCAAAAAGAATTTTCTACATCAACATGGAAAACTAAAGATGTGGTTGATGGAGTGTTTGAAACTGAGACATTCGTATCGTCGTCTATAGATAATGAACCAGTAGGTTTAGACGAAATTTTTGTGGGTCAGGAGTTAAAATCATTTTATGTCCCTAACGCACCTGACACCGACATACCTGATGAATATTTATCATGGTTTCATAGTGGTAGTACGTGGCCTGAAGGGTCTGAGGTAACTTCTTCGGTTGTTGTACACGGTCAACACAAAACACCAAACCTTAACGGTGAGGTCTTTAAAGTGACGACTACTAATGAGACACTTTATTTAGGTGGTAGTAGTTCGGCAATGGTATATGACACCACTAAAGAAGGTATTAGATACGTAAGTGTATTCCAACTAACCCCATCCAACCATAAATTATTGGATTTTGATGGGAATCAAGTTGATATTGTATCTGTAGAATTGTTACAATTAGAGGTTGCAACAGGTTCATTTTTCGCTGCAGATATAGAGACGGTAGATAACTTAATAGTGGGTACGCAAGTACTTTCATTATCATTTATTGTTCATAATAGAAAATTAGAGTTTTATGATAGTGAATACTAACTTTTTAAAAAATTTAAATATGGCACTTACAAAAGCACAAGTAGAAGAATTGGTTTATAGAAGAAAATCAGTAACAGAGAATGTAACGGTTACCCCACCCACCACATCTGAAAAAGAAGAAATAAATGGTAAGGTTACTAACCTATTAAAGTTAATTTTAAATAAACACACTTAACACCCATAAAAACATGTAATTCCCTATGAAGATATTAATTATTGGATTACCTAGATCGGGAACGACAAGTGTAATGAGAGCGATAAGTGAATCATTGCATTTACCACATTATGAGGAACCTTTTTATGTTTCAGATAAGTTAAAGAAACACATTAACTTTTTTAATCTTAAGAGTGGTGATTTTGTAATGAAAGTCATAACCCACCAAACACCAAATGATTGTGTCACTGATGAAAGTAAACGAAAATATTGGTCTTTTCTCGCATCTAAGTTTGAACGAGTAATATTGATGGATAGGTTAGATTTTGATGATCATCTCATAAGTTACACTAATTTAAAAAACTGTTTAAAAAAAGGTGTGTCTAGATTTAAAAATTATGACCCTAAAAATATAGTAATAAGTGATGACATTAAATTCGAATTAACCACACAAAAAGAAATAATGTCCACCATATCCGACGAACTAAAATTAGATATTCTATATTACGAGGATATCTTTAATGTCGAGAACGACCCATTTAAAATTTTAGGTGTCCCATATAGTTGTGATGCCAACAGACATTTTGACCCCTCCGTTAGGATTAGAGGATTAAGGAATAATATTATATAAATTTAGTTCGTAACACAATATTGAAAAATAATACATTAAATATGGAAAACATTAATAAAATTTTAGAAATGAACGTTGACGGGGAGTTTCTACAGGCCGATGGTTTCGATGGTGCCATCATTGGTTATGAACAATCGACGGATAAATTAATATATGATATTAATGAAATGGTAAATATCTTAATGGATGAAGGGTTATCATACGAAGAGTCGTTAGAATTTTTAGATTTTAATGTTTTAAATTGCTTTATGGGGGAAAAAACCCCTATATTTGTACACACAATTGATCGTGGCTAGTATTTTAGAATCATATACAAAATCTCTAAAGGTTGTTAATAGTTGTGAAACCATTAATCAATTAAAGGTATCCATAAAATACTGTGAATTATTTAGGGAGGTTAATTACGATAACAATAATCAGGTTGAAACATACTATAGTGAGTTGTTGAAACAAATAGAGAACAAGAGAAATGAAATTAGTAGAAACAATTATTAAGGATTGTTATATTATCGAGTGGGACCACATAATTGATGAGAGAGGGTCTTTTAATATACCATTTAATAGGACACTATTTAAAGTGAAGACAGGCATAGACTTTAACTCCATCCAAGAAAATGAATCATTTAGTTATAAAAACACAATTAGGGGTCTCCACCTACAACTACCACCGTTTGATCAAGCAAAGTTAGTTAGATGCACCCGAGGTTCGATTACGGATGTTGTTGTGGACGTAAGACGTAATTCAGAAAGTTATGGTCGTAAAATACAGGTAATACTCTCTGGTGGTTTTAATAGGTCTTTATTTATACCGAGAGGGTGTGCACATGGATTCTCAACACAAGAAGATTCAACATTAAATTATAAGGTTGATAATACATATAGTAAAATCAGTGAGAGCGGTATTATATACAATGACCCTCAATTAGATATAGATTGGGATGTGAGCAAAGAGTTCCTAATTTCAAATAAGGATAAGGGACTACCCTTTTTCAAAGATTTAGATATTTATAAATAAAAACAAGGATATGTCAAAAATAGTAAAATTAAAACAGTCAGATATTAGTAAAATCGTTAGTAATATAATCAAAGAAGAGGGTAATTCATGGGCAATGGATGACATGAACTTAGGTGGTCCAGAAGAACAACCAGGGTTTAGTGATTATGAAGATCAACAAGATTTAGAACCTGAAGACAATGATCAAGAGGGTAACGACCAAGAGGACAATGAAGGAGGTAACGACGTTAGGTTGGCGAAAGATCCTGACGGTAATTATTATACCATACCTTATGGCGCTGATGGTAAACCAGATTTAACTAAGATAGGTAAATTAGTAAACAGTAAAAAATAAAATATGAAATTATCACCACTATACGAATCACTCAGTAAAGAGAAGGTTGAAGCGATTTTTAAAAAGAACCCTAAGTTTTTTAATAATGAAAGATACCTTAGATTAGGTGTTGAAAATGGGATTTTTGATTTCACTTTAAATATTGATTCGGATGAGGTAGATCGTTACATAAATGGTGATTATACCATTAGAAAATATAAAGACCAATCAGGTAACCAAAAATCTATAGGTTTATTCCAAACTATTTTAAGTGGTGATGGGTGGGACCTATGGGATAATTATGGTTACGACGGTGATTGGGAATCCGCATTAGATTACTACGTCGATTCTGAGAATGAAGGTATTATAAAAACACTAATCAATAAGATTATTGTTAGTAATGGTGATGAACCCTCAGACCACGATGATATGAGTTTACAGGACCTGATCGAGGAGTTTGATGAGGAAGATTTAATAAAAAATGCCTTAAGAGATTCAATAAACTCGTCCGAATCGGACAGTTACGTCACTTATCTAAATAACGAACTTAGGGACGTACTATCCAATTATGGGAACATTGTAAAATATTCTGATGAAGGAATATCAATCGAGATAGATTTTTATGAGTTTGTCACCGCAATGTACGGTAAAGATTTTTATGAGGATGATGAATTTATTGAAGAATTAAAGGAAACTTGTGATTGGGATTCGGAATGTTTTTTCGATGAAATAGTTCTTGGTGATATGTCAGGTGATAATCCGGAGTTTAGTATCGACGATAGATGGACACCGGATATAGATAACAATAACTTTAACGATAATCTTAAAGACCGACTTTCAGAGGTTGGATATGAAATTAATTAACAATGAAACTACTCAATACAATATACGATCTAATTGTCGAGGCGGCACCCGAAGAAATATATAAAAAATATTATTCGGATATTGACAAAAAAACTTTTAATAGAATTATATCTTTAGATCCCGCCACAAAGATTGAGGGGGAAACGATTAAACGTATTGGGAAATATTCTAAATTACTTATTAAGATGTTTAAAAATGGGAACCTTAAATCGGAGGATTTCCCTAAAGCAACCGACTATCTTACATTAGTTTACAAACATAATGTACCTGTCGACATCAATAAAATTAAGACATTAGGGGATCTTTTCGGTTTAGTCGAAAAACATTATTCATCTGGTGATAATAATAATGTGTTTGAATTATTAAAGGTCTTGGACGATTCAGAATACAATTTACTTTTAAATGGTGAGAAGTGGATAATCTATACACCAAAATCTGAGAAGGCGGCAGCTTACTTAGGTAATGGTACCGAGTGGTGTACCGCATGGGGACCATACTCAACAAAAACAGAATATAGAAACCGAAGAAATCATTTTACATCTCACAATAATCAGGGTAGTCTATACGTTATAATTAATAAAGAGGACCCAACAGATAAGTACCAATTCCATTTTGAAACTAAACAGTTTATGGATAAAAATGATCGTGGTATAAAAACGGCAAACTTCTTTGACAATCACCCTGAGGTAACTAAATATTTTTATCCATCTCTTTATGAGGATAGTGGGGTAGATGAGGAGGAAGTTAGTAGAATGGGATTCTTGAGTGATGAACTTTCTAAAAAACTAATTAATAGGGTTATTGAAGGGACGGACAACCCAATTGTCGATGCGTTGATGGAGAGTGATCCTGAAGAAATGATTAAAAGTTTCAGTAAATACGTTACCGATGACTCTGTTAATATAACAACCGAAACTCAACAATATTATAGTACAACAAATAACGTTATTTTTACAATTAGTGATATTAACAATGAATTGTATGATCTTTATGAAACACTCAGACAATATCAATACGATTCGGATCCATATGCAGATCACAGAGACCAACTAAGATACGACGTAACCGAACAGGATGAAGAGTGGCAAGAAGAGAAATTCGAGGAATTAGTAAAAGAGTTGTGGGATAGTGGGTATGTTACATTCACTAACGATTATAAGGTATATAGAGATTTAATGCATGATGAGTTAGATAGTATTATTGATGATTATGCTACCGAATACTCAGACATAAACGACCCTTTAGTGGTGTCCGCATCTGAGACTGAAGTTAATAAAATAGAAAAGTATATTACAATCACAGAAGATGGTAATGATTTTGAGATTACAGTACCACCATCACAACTCGCACTGTTTATATTTAAAGAAGGACTAACACAAATAACAGACGTTGAAAGTCTTTTAGAGGTATATATTTCACACCATGGATTGGATTATGAGTATGAAAACCCAATGTACAATATGAACTTAGAGTACCCTAAATTTTCTGATATGAAGACAACATTAGAAGGTTATGCTGATAGGGTGGAGGAAATATTTAACGAGTCACCCGAGTGTATGGAAGAAAAAAAGAAACTTGCTGAGGTCATCACTAAATATTTTAAATATAATCGATACGAGAGTGAAGACATGAATATAACCATTAATGGTGGGGTTGACTGTGAAAAAATGGTGGTACCTGTTTACATATCATATGTTGATCGATCTCAAAATGAAGACGGTGAAAATAAGAATTGGAGAGGTCACATTACGGTTGAAAAAATATTAGAGTACGTCACTAACGAAAGATTATTCGAAGAATTCTAAAAAAAAACACAATTTATTTTTTGATATTACGAATTAATTGTTATCTTTGTAAAATAAAAGAAACAATTATGACTACAATTCCAAAATTCAAAGAGTTAAACCCAAAACTACAAGGGTTTATTACAGGAGTCTCATTGACTCTACTTACAGTACTAGCATTAGGTGTATACCTAACAACTTTTTATAACGCCTAAATTTTATACTATGTTATTATTTAAAGAATTAGAGTATAAAGTATTTTGTGATATGGACGGTGTACTTGTTGATTTCAACAAGGGGTATCACAAGTTAACAGGTGTCCAATTGGACGATACATACCACACAAGT